GGTGTTGGTAACTCAGAACCAGAAGATGCTTTAAAAACTTATTGGCTCCATGAGTCTTTTGTAAGAACCGATTATGATGGTGATGGTATAGCAGAACTAAGAAAGGTCTGCACGGTTGGTGATTATGTTTTAGCCAACGAAGAAATAGATAATGTTCCATTTGTGTCTATAACCCCAATAAAGATACCTCATAAGTTCTTTGGCCTTAGTGTTGCTGATCTTGTTACCGATCTTCAACTATATAAGAGTGTTCTGATGCGAAACCTCATGGATAATATGTACAACCAGAACTTTGGTCGATATGCGGTTCTTGAGGGACAAGCGAACCTAGATGATTTGCTCACCCAGAGGCCGGGCGGTGTGGTTAGGGTTAAATCACCGAATGCTGTAATGCCTTTGACAACCCCACCACTAGAGCCTTACTCCTTTCAGATGCTGGAATACCTTGATGGTATAAGGGAGTCTAGGGCTGGTGTGTCAAAAATGGCTCAAGGTCTTGATGAGAATGCTCTTACATCACATACAACCGCTACGGCTGTTAATGTTGTTATGAATAATGCACAGTCTAGGGTTGAGTTGATTGCTAGACAGTTTGCAGAAACTGGCGTTAAGGACTTGATGAAAAGAATATATGAACTTCTCCTCAAGTATCAGGATAAGGGTAGGGTTGTTATGCTGCGTAATGAGTGGGTTTCTGTTCGTCCAGATATGTGGAATGACCAGATGGATTGCACTGTGTCTGTTGCGCTTGGCAACGGATCAAAAGACCAACAAATGGCGCACCTGTCTCAAATGATGTCCTTTGCTTCACAGGCAATGCAGGGAGGACTATCTATAGTTACTGAGCAGAATATATATAATCTCGGTGCTGCACTTATTAAGGCTATGGGTTATCAGAATGTTGAAGACTTCCTTACTCCTCCGCAAGAGAGGCAAGAGGGGCCGTCACCGGAAGAACAGGCTGCACAGATGGAGATGCAGAATAAAACGAAAGAACTTGAAATTAAACAAGGCGAACTACAGGTTAAAATGATGAAGGTTCAGCAGGAAGCAGCGGAGGCTAAGGTTGACGCTAGACTCAAAGTTGCTGAATTGGCGCTAGAAGCCAAACAGAATAGACCTGTTGCCGTTGGAGAAACATAATTGTCAAATGATTTAAGAGAGGAAAAAGCAAAACGCCTCCTCAATGATCCTTTGCTTAAAGAAGCGTTTGATACGCTTGAAAAAAGTTTGTATGATACTTGGTGTCATTCAAGTGTCAAAGAAGTAGATGTAAGAGAGCAAACATGGCTCTCAATGAGACTCCTTGAAAGAGTGCGTCTTCACCTATCCAGTATTGTGGAAACAGGTGAGATGGCAAAGAAAGTCAAGGAATACCGAATCTAAAAGGAGGTAAAATATGGCGGATACGCAAGAAGCCCCGCAGGTAGTACAAGATCAAAACGCGCAAGAAGGTGGTTTAATAGAAGCGCAGAATGCAATTCTGAAGATGATGGAACCTCAAGAGGAAACCCCGGAAACTGAAGAAGAGCAACCTACGGAAGAAGAAGAGTCTCAACCTATAGAGGAAGACGAATCATTGGAAGAGGTTTCCGATCCCGAAGAAGAAGAGGAGGGTGAGGAAGAGTCTGTTGAGGAGGAGGAAGAAGAGGATTCTTTATATATGATCCGTGTAGACGGGGAAGATATAGAGGTAACCCTTGACGAACTCCAGAAAGGCTACAGCCGTCAATCAGACTATACCAGAAAGACGCAGGAAATTGCCAGTGAACGCAAGCAGATGCAATCTTTACAGGATAACTATAAAGAGGAAGTTGCTAAAATTCAGGCAGAGCGTCAACAGTATGTAAATTTTTTGACAGACATCGTTAATAATAATATGCCGTTCATGCAGGAGTATCAGAACATTGATTGGGAGGACTTGCGACAAACAAATCCAATCGAGTATGTTACGAAGAAGGAGGAGTTTCGTGATGCCCAAGAAAAGTTACAGAAACTGCATCAGGAGCGGGAGAATTCACAACGATTAGCCGAATCTGAAATGCAAAACATGAGGGTGGATGCTCTAAAGGCTGAACACTCTGCTTTGGTAGAAAAAGTGCCTGAGTGGGGCGATCCTGAAAAGCAACCTATCCTAGCGACTGCTCTGAAGAGTTATGCTAATTCCCAAGGCTTTACTGGCGAGGAATTAAAAGAACTTATAGATCATCGCTCCTTAATTGTGCTTCAAAAGGCTATGCTTTATGATAAGTTGCAATCTTCAGACATAAAGGAGAAAAAACTTAAAAATAAGCCAAGGGTTGTGAGGACAGGAAAAGGTATTAATAAAAAACAATCTTCAAAAAAGGTTCGTGCTACGAAAATGAAGCGTCTACAACAGTCGGGGCACATTGATGATGCTGCTTCTCTGTTGGAAGATATGTTTAATCCTAATTAGGGAGATAAATCTATGGCTATTGCTACAAATACGTCACTGACCTATTCGTCAGTTGCGATACGCGAAGATTTATCTGACGTGATCTACAATATCGCGCCTATGGATACACCCTTTATGTCTGGCTGTTCTAAAACAACGGCTGACAACACTTTCTTTGAGTGGCAAGTAGACTCGATTTCTGCTGGCTCTGCTAACAGAAAGATTGAGGGCGATGATTCTATCGCTGCTGATGCAAGGGTACTTCCTACGCGACTTGGAAATTACTGCCAGATAAGTCAGTATGTAAATCAAACCTCCGGTACAGATCAGGTAATGAACTATGCCGGGCATGGCAAGCATCAGGCTTACCAGTTGGCTAAAAATGCAAAACGCATGAAGAGAGACATGGAATCCATGCTCACTCAGAACATCGTACGTAATGCTGGTGATGCTACTGAAGCACGGGCAACAGCGGGTATACCTGCGTGGATCAATACGGCCCACGTTGCAGGTGGTTCCGGTGGCTCTGCTTCTGCTGGTAGTCTTGGCACGACCGCGATGGTAAACAATACGTCTACCGCCGCTTGTTCTGAAGCCAATATCAAAGCAACTATCAAAGAGTGCTATGATGCTGGTGGAAGCCCTGACATGATGCTTGTACCATCAAATGTAAAGCAGACGATCTCTGCTCTGTCTCAGTCGGTTTCTGAACTCCGCACCGCTGCTAATAAAGAGGCTCCGGCCTCGGTTGTAGCCGCTGTCGATGTTTATGTATCCGATTTTGGCACGTTCAAGATTGTTCCAGACCGAAACCTCGCCGCTGATGGGCCGGGTTCTGTTGCTGCAAACGTCTTCTTTTTGGATATGGATTTCTGGGCTATTGCTTGGTTGCGTCCGTTCCAGACAGTTGAACTTGCAAAAACTGGTGACTCTGTAAAACAGTTGCTTGTTGCTGAATACGGCCTCGTTTCAAAGAACGAGAAGTCCAGCGCAATTCTCGCATCTGTTAGTTAATAAGGAAGGGGGCGGGGCAACTCGCCCCCAACTTACTATGAATGATAAAGAACTAGATGCTGTCGTTAAGAAAATGGGAAAGAGGAAGAAATCAGAACCTAAAGCCTCTAAACCAAAGGAACCAACGGATGCTGCCGGGTGGTTAAGGAAGGCTTATATTGATAACGATCCTTCTGACGGAGCGCCAAAAGTAGGAAATATTGGATATGTCTGATAAATTTATAATCGAAAGTGACGGCAATCGTAGCACTCAAATGGAGTTTGACCAAACTGAAAATAAGTTTAGGTTCAAAACCACACAAAACGCTAAACCTATTCTTGATGACAACAAGAAAAGATATAATGCTTATGGGGACAAGTTGACCCTTGGCAAAAGAGGGGAGTGGCATCACACAGCCTCTATTCCTATTACAATATGGGAAAAGTGGATGAAAGAGACTAATGGGGCAATAGAGAAAGACACTAAACTTCTTGCTGCCTACTTAAATAACCCAGACTACAAATATTTCAAAGTAGCACCAACAAATGTATAGAGGATAAGACATGGCTCATTTAGAATCTGATCTTTACCGACCTGCTGGCGCAACACAGACTATTACTTCAGCAGGAACATCTGCCGCAACAAGTAGTGCTGTGGGAAGTCAGACTTATGCGGTTACAATATCTGCCACTGAAGATGTTTATTTGGCTTTTGCGGCAGCGCCTACGGCAACTGCCACTAACGGCGTATATCTTAAAAAAGATTGGCCTACCACCTATCGAATTAGTCCGGGTGAAAAGGTGGCTGCCTTACAGGTAAGCACTGGCGGAACAGTATACGTTTCTGAACTGACTAGATGAAGCAAGTCGCTATCGTAGGGCTTTCTCCATCGACTCACGATGATGCTCCTTACACCAACCCTGATTGGGAGGTGTGGGGTTTGCCGTGGGATAATGGAAAGTATCCCTACTTTGATAGGTTGTTTGATATACACCCGCTAGAATGTATAAAGGAGGCCATCCCTTCTTTCTACCAACCTAACTATTTGGACAGATTAAGAGGCTTAGATGTTACCTTGTATATGCAGGAAGCATATGATGAGATACCTAATGCCACTAAGTATCCTTTAGCAGAGGTGTCTGATCTTATTGGGGATTATTACAATTCATCCATAGCATATATGCTAGGACTTGCTATTTATGAGGGGTATGAAAAGATAGCCCTATGGGGGGTTGATCTAATTGGTCAGGGTGGTTGGGGCCATGCTGACGAGTATATGGATGAACGTCCTAATGTGGAATATCTACTAGGATTTGCGCGTGGTAAGGGCATCGAAGTGTGGACTCCAGATGTGTGTCCATTACTAAAATTCGGGGGAAGGTTTCCGCTTGGTAAGGTTGTGCCTAACTATGGGAAGCGGTATGGTTTTCTAAAAGAACCCAATGACTTCTCTTATATAACCCCACCCCCACCTGATTGGAAGGGTCACTCAAGGCCACCGGAATATAGAAAATGGCAATAGGAACTTACGCAGAATTAAAAACGGCTGTAGCAAATTGGTTAGATAGAGATGATCTGACTGACAGGATACCTGAGTTTATTGCTTTGGCTGAAGCGAGAATGAATAGGGTATTGCGTTTGAGGATGATGGAGGGTAAATATACAGCATCTACTGTAGGAAGCCAAAGAAATTACAATCTTCCTGCGGGTTATATTCAGATGCGTAATTTCCAAATAAATACCACGCCAATTACGCCAGTTCAGTATGTCTCCCCAGAAATATATGACAGACTTTGGGGGGGTAGTAATTCAGGGACTCCTCAGTTTTATACTATAATTGCCAATGAGATACAGTTAGGCCCGATACCGTCTAGTGTAATGACTATGGAGATGCTTTTTTATAAAAAGATTTCCGCTTTATCCAACACGAACACAACTGAAACAATGCTTACAGATAATCCAGATATATACTTATATGGGGCATTGTTAGAGGCAGAGCCGTTTATTATGAATGATGAGCGTGTTCCTCTCTGGATGCAGGGATTTAATCAAGCCGTGGCCGATTTACAGGAGCAGGACAATAAGGATAGACACTCAGGGTCTGCTTTGAGGGTTATGAATACTGGTGGTTACTATTGACAGCCCCAATTACATGGGCACAAGCCACATCCCCAATACTGTGGAGTAATATAGGAATAAACTGGGACAGCCCCGCAAAGGCT